CAGTGACGAAGTAGACACTCCGCTGGACATAAAGCCTAGGAGTTACTACTGATGGGGCAGTGGAGGAAAAAACGCTGGGTGCAGATTAGCGGGATTTTAGTAAGAGATCCGTTTGACGAGCGCCCCCTGCATGTAAGAGTTAAAGAGTACGCGCTTTGGCGTTGGTATAGCGCTGTACGAGCGGTAAAAAACCCCGCACAATGGTGGAAGCGACGCAAACGCGTGCGCCAGATTAACCGGTATTTACTAGCCGAGGCTCGTAAGTACGAACAAAACCGACAGGGAATTTAAAAATGGCTATTGATAAAGCGCTTTATGAGGCTCCAGTAGGTTTGGCTGCCCTAAACGAACCCCCAATTGAGGTTGAAATCGAAGATCCTGAGTCTGTAAGTATTGAAATGGACGGGATTGAGGTTGAGATTGAGCCTCGTGGTAAAGAAAGAACCGGAATTAAAGAGTTTTCTGCCAATTTGGCAGAGCATTTAGAAGAATCAGCCCTGCAAGAGTTGGCTGAAGAACTTATTGGGCACTTTGATGACGACAAACGCTCTCGTAAAGACTGGGAAAAGACCTACAAAACAGGGCTAGACCTGCTTGGACTCAAGATTGAGAACCGCACAGAGCCTTGGCCCGGTGCTTGCGGGGTGTTTCATCCCATACTGACTGAAGCCACAGTGCGTTTTCAGTCAGAAGCCATCATGGAGACCTTCCCTCCACGGGGTCCGGTCAAGGCAAAGATCCTCGGCAAGGAAGATATGCTGGCTGAGAAGGCTGCAGAGCGCGTAAAAGACTATATGAACTACGTGCTGACCGAGAAAATGGTCAACTACCGCACCGAGCATGAGCGGATGCTGTGGTCGCTGCCGCTGACAGGCTCTGCGTTTAAGAAAGTCTATTACGACCCAACGATTAAACGCCCCGAAGCCATATTTATTCCGGCTGAAGACTTTGTAGCGCCGTTTTCTGCGTCAGATTTAGAGTCTTGTGAGCGCTTTACTCACGTAATGCGCAAAGTTAAGAACGAGATCCGCAAAATGCAGGTCTCGGGCTTTTATAGAGACGTAGATTTAGAAGATCCGCCCGATGTTGTAACGGATGATGTGAAAAAAGCGGAAGCCGATGCGCAAGGCATCGACATTATTAAGGATGACCGCTACACGCTGCTTGAAATGAACGTGAATCTGGATCTAGAGAACGATCCGTATCGCGCTGAAGGTGAAATTGAGATTCCATACGTCGTTACAGTAGATTACAACAGCGGTCAGGTGCTATCTATTTATCGTAACTGGAGTGAAGATGATGAAACGTACAAACGACGCATGCACTACGTCAAGTACGATTACGTTCCTGGATTTGGTTTCTATGGCTATGGTCTTATCCACCTTATTGGTGGGCATGCTAAGTCTGCTACCTCTCTATTACGCCAACTTATTGACGCTGGAACACTTGCCAATCTTCCGGGTGGCTTAAAAACTCGTGGTATGCGGATCAAGGGCGATGAGACGCCCATCATGCCGGGTGAGTTTAGGGACGTTGATGTACCGAGCGGCAAGATCCAAGAGAACATTACATTCCTGCCCTATAAAGAGCCAAGCCAGACGCTCTTGTCTTTGTTCGATAAGATTGTTGAGCAGGGCCGAGGTATGGCAGCGGTTGCTGATCTTAAGATTGGTGATGTAGACCAGAACACCCCGGTGGGCACCACCCTCGCAGTCCTTGAGCGGATGCTCAAGATTATGTCTGCGGTGCAGGCGCGTATGCACGCCACGCTTAAGAAAGAGTTTGGGCTTCTCAAAGCCATCATCGAGGTCATCCCACCGGCAGGCTATGAGTACAACGTCGATCCGGATCGCATGATCAAGGAGTCAGACTTTGAGCGGGTAGACATTATTCCTGTATCGGACCCCAATGCGTCAACGTTCTCTCAGCGGATGCTCCAGTACCAAGCAGCACTACAACTATCCCAGCAAAGGCCGGAGTTGTATGACTTACCGGAACTTCATCGGGGCATGATCCGGCTAATTGGCTTTGAGAATGCAGACAAGATCGTGCCTAAGAAAGACGAGATTCCGTATAGGGACCCCGTCAGCGAGAACGCCATGGTGCTGCAGGGTAAGCCTGTTAAGGCGTTCCCCGAGCAGGATCACGAGGCCCATCTCACGGTGCATACAAACGCCATGAAGGACCCCAAACTACGTGCCCTAATAGGTCAGTCACCAAATGCACAGGTTATTTCTGGCGCTATGGAGGCTCATATTGCAGAGCACTTGGGCTATGCGTATCGCAACGAGATACAGCAGTCTCTGGGTATTGATATACCCCCGCTTGGAGCGAAGATGGACCCGCTCATGGAGAATCAGCTATCTCGCCTCATGGCAGATGCGTCTCAGAAAGTTCTTCAGCAAAGCCAAGCAGAAGTTGCACAGAAAGAAGCCATGGCTCAGGCACAAGATCCGCTTACCCAACTACAGCGCGAAGAGTTGCAGATCAAGGCCGCAGAAGTTGATCGCAAACTGAAGAAAGACATGTCAGACGCGGCGCTTCGGTCAGCCGAGATTGCCATCAAGCAAGAAGAAATAGAGAACAAAAAAGAAGAGCAAGATAAAAAACTTGCTTCTGAGGAGACTTTAGAGGGGTTTCGTGCAGCAATTAACTTAAGAAAGGGTCCATCACAACGTGGCTAGTTCATTTGAAGAAATATTCTTAGAAAAAATACGTAAGGAGTTAGATCGGCAAGCAGAGGACCTTGCCATGGGATCGGCTGATGATTACGCAGCGTACCGCGAAAAAGTTGGCTTAATCCGTGGCTTGATGGTTGCCGTAAATATGTTTGAAGAACTCGCTAATAAAGCAAGAAAGGAAAACCTAGATGATTAAAGGAATTGGCGTACCAAGTACAGAACTAACACTAAAAAAGATCGAGGAAGCAAGAGCCGCACACAAATTACCTGTCCCTGTAGGCTGGAAAATATTAATTGCTATGCCGGTATTTGAGGAAAAAACAACCGGTAGCGGAATTATTCTTCCTAATCAAACTAAGAACGCTGAAGAAGTTGCAGCAAACATTGGTTTGGTTGTTGCTATGGGTCCTGATTGCTATACCGACAAAAACCGCTACGCCCACGCTTGGTGTAAAAGAGGGGATTGGGTAGTGATGCGGTCTTATTCAGGCTCTCGGTTCACGATTGGGGGGCATGAATTCCGTCTAATTAATGAGGACACCGTAGAGGGTGTAATTGAAGACCCATCAGGGTTTACCCGAGCATAAGGAGGATTTATGGCAGCAAATAAGATGCGAACGCTAATAAATGGCGTAGAGCAAAACGATGAGGGGCTAGGGCCAGACGGATTGCCCGAAGAAACTCAAATTTTAAAAAAGTCGGATCCAGACGAAACTTTTGAGTTTGTAGTGGAGGGGGAAGAACAAGCACCCCCACCCCGAAAGGCCCAAAAGGTTGAGGTTGCTGATACTGACGAACTAAGCCAGTACAAGGCCGACAAGGACAATGAATACGAGCAACTCAAGAAAGAACTTGAGGAAGAGCGCTCTTATCGGCAGCGGTATCAAGAAGAACAAGAAGAGGCAATTCGGTATGCCCAAGCCGCCATGGAGGAAAACAAGCGGCTCAAGACGGTACTGGATCAGGGCGCCAATTTATACACCGATACTGTCAAATCTAAATTAGACACTGAGTTGGCTTCTGCTCAAAAGGCTTATAAGGAGGCTTATGAGTCTGGGGATTCTGAGGGTATGGTGCAGGCCCAACTCAAAATGGCAGAGGTGGTTGCAGAAAAAAGAGAACTTTCTCGTAATCCCCCTTTACAACGGGCAGAATCTAGCGTATATAGTCAACCCATACAGCAGCAAGTTGCTTCAAGTCCGGCTGTACCGAAGACTGATCCAAAGGCGGAAGCCTGGTTCCAAAAGAACTCGGAATGGTTTGGTAAAGACGATGAGATGACGGCAATTGCTTATGCTGTTGACAAAAAACTCATGCGAGAAGGCGTAGACCCTCGCACGGACGAATATTACAGACGCCTAGATGAGCGTATACGCCAAGTCTTTCCTGACCGGTTTGACAACGTAGAACAACCTCAACAACGCACTGTAAAACAGCAATCCACTGTGGTTGCGCCAGCTTCTAGAAGTGCATCCCCGAAAACCGTGAAAATCCCGCCGGGAGGCGCGGCTGTCGCACGTAAATTGGGTATACCTATAGAAGAATATGCAAAACAATGGGCTGCTATTAACGGAAGGAGTCAGTAATGGGTAATCAAAATCGTATGAGTCGTGAACTGGAATCTCGTGAAAATGATCTTCATGATCAACCATGGATTCCCCCCTCGTCGATACCAACCCCTGATCCACAGGACGGATACGCTTTTAGATGGGTTCGTACTATGGTAATGGGCTTAGATGATGCACGAAATGTTTCCATGCGTCGTCGGGAAGGTTGGGAGCCTGTAAAGGCAGAAGATCATCCAGAACTGCTTCTTGATTTGGGCCTCGACGGGTCTGCCTCGAAGAATGGACTAGTTTTGTTTGGTGGCCTTATGTTGTGCAAGAATCTCGAAGAGAAAGTCGGAAAGCGTAATGGTTATTACGAAGGTATGGCTGATCAACAGATGAGATCCGTGGACAACAACTTTATGCGAGAGAACGACGCCCGTATGCCACTCTTTAGTGAGAAGCGTGCGGAAGTCACTTTCGGACGTGGCAAATAACTTTTAAGGAGTTTTAAATGGCATATCCTACCCTTGCAGGACCTTACGGTCTGCGCCCGATCAATTTGGTCGGTGGTCAGGTGTACGCTGGTCAAACTCGCCAAATCCCGATTGCCTCTGGTTCCGCTACTGACATCTTCTATGGTGACGTAGTAGCCCTGAACACAGCCGGTAATCTTGAGAAGGTGACGACCACAAGCACCGCTGCTGATGTTGTTGGTGTGTTCCTTGGCGTTACATACGTCAACCCCACTACTAAGCAACCCACTTACGCTCAATTCTATGACGGCCCAATTACGGGTTCGACTACTTATGCGTACGTGCAAGATGATCCTGATCAGTTGTATCAGGCTGCTGTTGTTTCGACTGGTACGACTATCGGTGGCGTAACTCGCGCTGCTGTTGGTCAGAACGCCGAACTGGTCCAGAATAGTGGTTCTACTGTTACTGGTGATTCAAAAGTCGCAGTTCTTGCAACAACTGGCACAGCCACTACGCTGCCTTTGCGTGTGATTGACGTTGTTCCTGAGACTGTTAACGCATCCGGCTCGTATACGGAAGTGATTGTCAAATTTAACATTGGCATTCACACTTATACAACTGCCGATGCCGTAGCATAAGGAGCAATTAAATGGCTATCTCACGCGCACAACTTTTAAAAGAACTTCTCCCGGGGCTTAATGCTCTGTTTGGTATGGAGTATGGTCGCTATGGTGAAGAGCACAAAGAGATTTTCGTAACTGAAACCTCTGAGCGTTCTTTTGAGGAAGAGGTCAAGTTGTCTGGCTTCTCCGCCGCTCCAGTAAAGAACGAAGGTCAGGCTATTTCTTATGACAACGCGCAGGAAGCATTTTCTGCTCGTTACAGCCATGAGACGATTGCTCTGGGCTTCTCAATTACTGAAGAAGCAATTGAGGACAACCTGTATGACAGCCTTTCGGCTCGTTATACCAAGGCTCTGGCCCGTGCTATGGCATATACCAAGCAAGTTAAGGCTGCAAACATCCTGAACAATGGTTTCAACTCTAACTACCCCGGTGGTGACGGCGTTGAACTGTTCTCGACCTCGCATCCCCTTGTTTCTGGCGGTGTTAACTCCAACGAGCCTTCCACTCCTGCTGACCTGAATGAGACCTCCCTTGAGGCCGCTGTTATTCAGATCGCTGCTTGGACGGACGAGCGCGGCCTGCTAATTGCTGCAAAGCCGCGTAAATTGGTTGTTCCCCCCGCACTGATGTTCGTTGCAACCCGCCTCTTGGAGACTGAACTCCGTGTTGGCACAAACGACAACGACATCAACGCTCTGAAGAACAATGGTTCTATCCCCGAGGGTTACTCTGTTAACCACTTCTTGACGGATACGAACGCATGGTTCCTGACGACGGACGTTCCCAACGGTCTGAAGCACTTCATCCGTACTCCGATGAGTACCTCAATGGATGGAGATTTTGACACCGGTAACGTACGTTATAAGGCTCGTGAGCGTTATTCGTTCGGTTGGTCTGATCCGCTCGGTATTTTTGGCTCACCGGGTGCATAAAACAAAAGGGGGGTTACAAGCCCCCCTTTTGGTATTACACTATAAGGACTAGGATTTTTAGTTACAGGTACTGACCTAGCAGACTTAGTAGAGAACCTGTAACGAGTCGTGCTACTACACGGAGATAAACATGGCACTTTCAACTACCCAGAGTATCTGGCGTTCGGGCGGTGGGGATCAAACTCGCACCGCATATTGTGGTTCTGGCGTTATGGCTGCTCAGTTTTATATTGCTGACGCATCTGTTGCTACCGCCACCAATGTTAAAGTTTCTTCTACTACAGGTGCTCCTGACCTGATTCTTCCTGCAGGCGCAGTTGTGCTGTCTGTAGAAATTAATGACGCAGGTTCTGGTTCTGTAGACCTCGGAACCCGCAACTATGTTAGTGGATCTGTTACCGGTGCAGCTATTGCAAATAACCTATCTGTTGCTGCTGTTGGTTCTATCACTTCTGGTTTAACTCGC